ATTTAATTTGACCTAATTGTCTATCAAATTCAAGTTGAAACGGCATATGAATTGGAACATCAAATTGATAATCAGATGTTATTGCAGTAGGTCGTTTTTCTTGGAATTGTTGAACAATGTCTTGTCCGTATTCATCTGATAAATCTTTGAATAAATTTTCTAGGTCTTCTAAACGTATTGTTCCTTCATTTCTAGGATCATTTAAACGTTCAATAAAGTGTGTGAATTTACCTTGAAAATCTACATCGATTCCAAAGCGTTTAAAGAATCTATCAATGACAGGTTCAATTTGTTTTAATTCATCACGCGTAATATAATTTTCAATTAATTTAGCACCAACTACCGTTTTAGGAAATTTATCAAAATCATAAACAAAACTCTCATCATCTTGTTTATCTAAAAACGTATTTAATTTTCGTAGTTTTTTCTTGTGACGCAATGTTTCTGCTTTATTCATCGTTGCGCCGAAGACTTCTTCAATTTCTTGTTGCAATTCGTTTGTCCACCAATCTTTAGAAAATACGGCAGACTCTTGAATGCCTTTTAAAGTTTGCCATGCATTTTTTATTTTAGCATCATTGAACTGAGGATATGATACACGAAATGTTTCATAGTCATCATTTGCTAATGCTTGACGTACCGTAGTTGCTGATATAGGAGTACCATCTGCATATGTTTCAGGATCTACATCGATGCTTAATTCTGTAGCATCAATACCTGCAGGCATTTTACGTCCTTTTTTATCACCAATGGTTATGTATTTATCTACATTAGGAACAAAATCTTTTGCACGAACATAATCATCTCCTTTGGTAGATGCAGCCATTGCATATTGTCCCGTTGCATCTGGCGGCAATGCAAATAAATATTCATATGCAGCCATGATTGGAGAATTAAAATCAGTTGGACGTATTTCAATGTCAGGATTATCATTCAAGATATTGAACATTTCCATGGATTTTTCTCGTGTAATTCCTTCTCGTTCTTTTGAACCAATTAAAAGAATTACTCGCTCAACTTCAGGATGCTCTGCATATCGCTGTGCTAATGCTAAATGAGCTCCTGTTAATGGTTTGAATCCGCCAGGAAAAAGTACTGTTATTTTGTTCATTATGTATCTTTATTAATAAATATTATTTAACCGGAAATGCAGGTGGAATTATACTGCCGCCAACTGATCTACTTGTACGCCAAACGAAATTTTTCAATTTTACAGAACCAGTCGCAGCAGTATTATTTGAATATACAACTAAATACATTTGCGTATACATACCTTGACGATCTGAAAATGTGTCACCTGATGTTACTTCGGTAGTTTGAGCTCCAGACTCAATAACTCCGGCGGGCACCGATGTACCTAATGCGAACGTATTGCCAATTGCTGCGCCATCTTGAAATGCACCATAGCCGCTAGATCCGATAATAGGACCTAGAGATGCTGATGCAATATATGCACGTGCAATTAAACTTACTGCTGTTGCTGACGTATTATTAATTTCATATGTAAATGAAACTTGACATTTGGTTTCGCCAGGTAGAATATATGTTTGAAATACAGATGCCGTTTGTGCATTTGTAGCTCCATTATCAATTGCAGAAAGATCTAATATAGTTTCTGCTTGATTAAAATAAATGACGCGGCCTATGTTTAATGCATCGGCAAATTCATTGTTAGTATCAAATAATACGTCACTTCCATTTACTGCTATAAATGAAGATGCAGTAACATTGCCTTGTGGACTTAAATTAAAATTACTTGAAGATATTTGTATATTGCCATTTGCCCCACTAATGAATATAGAGCCAGAATTACCAAAAAAGAATTTATTGGTTCTTACATCAATTTCCGAATCAGTAGTACTATATCTAAAATAACTTGCAGTATTAGCATAAAGTTCTAATCCTACGCCACTATAAGGAACGCCGCCTTTTGTGTTTTGCCCGGGCAATGCAGATCCAGACCAAAGTAAGAATCCAGGGAAGCCTGAGGCAAATCCTTCATAACCTAATGATCTTACAAAACCACTATTTGGATATCCACTTATTGCTACTCCACTATTCAATGAATCAGCAACATAAAGTGAGCCGGTAAGCATTGAGAAATTACCATCAATATAACGATTACCACCTTGCCAATCTTTATTTCTTACATATGATATTTGTTTGCTACGTTCGCCGGCAACGTTGTAATATTCAACTTTAAAATCTAGTTGATTATCAATTTTATGAGTTGTTGTGACATATGATTTAATTCGTGTATAGTTAGGAGAATAGCCGGCGTCATTATCTGATGTAACATGTATGTCTGAAACCGTCCATGTACCTGATTCAACAACTAACAATAATACACCTTTTCCGGTATAATCTGCTTCAAAACTAAACGTCTGATCATCAAATCGTTGTGTTGTTCCTGTTACAGTTAAATCACCAATTCGTTTACCTAATTTAGTAGAAAATGTCTGATTGAAAAAATCGGTAGGATTTTGATAAAAACTACTTCCTGATAAATATACGGCAAGTTTAGCATTTTGTCCCGTACCTATTGCGTCCAATGAAACTTTATATGATGAACTTTCTAAGAATACTCCGGCATAATTTGATTTAATCTGTGCAATCAATACTTGATCTTGTTGATCTAAACTCAATGATGCGGAAGAAATTTGCATCCCATTTTCAATTGATGCAGTAGTCCATGTTAACGTTGCAGGCGCTAATGTTTGAACGCCATCATATGATTTACCCTCCCAATACGTATCGATAATACTTTGCGATGTAAAAATTCCTACGGACTTATCCGGATATAATGAAGCTGTACTAGGAACAAATATTTCTGTTTCATCTAATTCAATGTCATTGATCATTTCCCAAGTACCAACCGTACCATTATTATTGGTAAATACTTTGATTCTAGAAACATCGCCAGTAGCAGGTTCTAATCCAAAAATTTCAATAAATGCAAATGATTGTGAGTTTTCTGTTTCTACGTATGTAGGGGTTGATTCATATGATAATGAAAATGCAGAATAATCAAACGAGTTGTATGTGTGAATTGATATACTTTGGCTGCTTAGTGCTGTATACTCAGTATCTAATAGTGCTACGGTAGGGTTTAATATCTTTTTAATGCTAGATGCATACGGTGTCGTAGATATAGTAAAATTAGGCGTAGGTAAAGGATTAGTTGGTGCAACAATTGTGATTGTACCAGTTGACATATCACTCGTAAATGCACCTCCTAGCAATTCTACCGCAGGTTGATTATTATATAAGAAATAACGTACTTGCCCTGAAGAATATGTTGGAAACTGAGTAGTTGCATACACTCTATCCAATTGAACGCCAATTTGTTCTGTTACAGTTACCGTAGGTGTTGATTGGAAAATGATTTCTGATGTATTTGATACATTAGGATTAACTGGTACAGTTCGTGTCCATTTTACGTTAGCTCGACCTTGCCATTCAACAGGCGCTGGTGCATTATTTATTGTTGCAGCTTCTGCTAACAATGTTATAGTACAGTCGCCAGGTGATGTATCTTCATAAACATATATGGCAATTACACGACTTTTATCTTCATCGATATAATCAATAACTTCAGAATATATAGGATTGCCGTTGTAATCTAAAACTTCAAAATTTAATGCTCCGCCAACTTTTAAATTTGCGGGATGACCTCGAAGTTTAAATAGATTTTTACCTGCAGTTAAACGTAATGGAAATTCGGATATTTGAAAATAATCCGGGGATGTAGCCGAAGTATCTGCAAAATAAACATCAATGAATTCTAAACCTCTATAAACAGCTTCTTTGCGTTTCATACGCTTTTACATTCTTTAATATAAATATCAAGAATGATGAATCTGGCTGAAACCGTTAGTTTTATTTACTTCAATTAAATTATCAACCATATCGCGCATAGAATCAACGTGTGAAATGATAATTGAGAAATCAAATTTAGTTCGGAAATAATCAAATAAATTTACTACTGCAGAAATGTGTTCTGAATCTAAACTACCCCAACCTTCATCTATTGCAATGAAATTTGGACGAGGCAACGCAGACACATTGATAAGTGCAATGCGGATTGCTAATGAAGAAACAAATCGTTCCATGCCGCTTGTTAATTCTAATGGCCAAAAATTATATTCATCATAAATAATATATCCGTTGATATTTTTGCCATCTGTATTCATTACCATGTTAAAGTCAACAATCTGATTGAGAACATTGTTTATTTCTGCTTCAATTTTTGGGAGAGCTTTTGCAACTATCTCATATGGCACACCATCTCGTTTAACTGATTCAAGATAATATTCATATGCCTTGTATTCAATTTCCAATTTTTGATATGAATCTAATTGTGACATTGCTGAACCGCGTTTAGTTTTTGCAACTTCAATGGCTCCAAACAATGATTTTATTTGTTCTTGTATCGTTTTTATTTGTTCACTCAATGATTCGATGGCTTGTTTACATGATGCAATTTTTACATCAACTTGCGCATTATGATGTATTGCTGTTTCATTTTTTCTAAATGAATCTTGTCGTTCTAGAACCGTTTCTAATTCAGATTCGCGAGTTTGTAATTCAGATTCTGCAAGTTGTAGTTGAAGTTCTTTACGTTCAATGTCAGTTGCAGTTACTCGATATGTTTGTGAATAATGAGTTAATTCATCTTTTTGAACTTGATAAATAGCAACAGCTTCAATATCCGTTTCTAACGTATCAAAGCATCGTTCTAGTTCTGTTAATATTGCTCTATCTTGATCAATCGTATCCTGTGCTTCGATTGCGTCTTGCACAAAAACGTTAGATGTACAGTATTTGCAGTTTGGATCGTATTCATGAGATTCGAGATGCTTAATTTTTTGTTCTTTTGCATCAATTACTCCTTGTTGTTCTTTTATTTGTAATGTAATCTCTTTGTGAGATTTTAATAATTTGTTATGTATTTCAATATTTTCTTGTATTTCTCGTAAATTGTAACTTGATTGCATACGAGACTTTAGTTCTGCATTTCGTTGTTTAAATTCAAAAATTTTGTGTTCCGCAGTTTCAATATCTGTTTGTAATTTTTCAATTTTATCAACTAATCCAATTTCTTGTTGCTCTAATATTTCAATATCTGGACCATCATATGTAGTTGGCAATTTAGATTCAATTAAAGTTACAATGTCATTTTGCAAAGTATTGCGTTGCTCTTGAAATTCATCTTCTGCTGTTTCTAATGATTGGATGGTATCATGATTTGCATTTATAATATCGTCAGCATCTAGTATGATTTGAGCAAAATCTGTTTTCTTGTATTCTTTTAACTTGCCGGCAGTTTCTTTAATTTCATCTGCAGCAAGTTGGTAAAGTTGTTCGAATACTGTAATATCTAAAAATTGTGATAATAAGTCTTTGCGCTCACGTTGAGACTTTTCAATAAAATTATTATTATCAGCTTGCAATGAAAATGCAGTTAAAATAAAATCATCATATGTACCTAAGTAACGACGAATATTTTTATTTGTTTCACTGCGCTCTTCACCATTTA